ATACCTCCACGATCAGTCTTGGCTTCTTTGTTCATCCAGATCCCAAAACACCCCGTCAATGCGCCCATACATACACTTACCAGCCCGGCCTGTCCATTTGAGGGGTCAGGTAGAGACATGTACCAGTGTACAGACTGATAAGTAAGTATAGTAACTACAAGCATCATCAGTCTAGGAAATATCTTGTAATCGTCTATAATAGTATGCGCCATCTTAGTCTCCTATGTAGATACTGCCGCACGAGTATCGCATCTTAACCAATTCGAACCGTCACCAAAAGCAACTACAGGACTGCCCGCAGCGCCATTAGAAACGTATATTAAAGTCCCTGTCTCAACGGCAGGTAAGCTTGCCACGGTATATGTGGGTAGCGGTATGCCAGCCGTATTACTAGCCGCCGTAGCCGATTTTATCCTGAGAAGTGTGTTTGTTTCATACACTGTGCCAACCTCATCTCCAGATTGTGAAGAAGTAGGTATCTCGATAAGCACTGGCTTGGCTATCGCAGGGTTAGTAATTTGCGTGGCAAACACAGAAAACGCACGGACAATCTCTGCCATGTATTGTTGGTTATATTGTTGCGGCGGTACTGGGAAAAACGGAATAGGTGCTATAGACATTATCTTCTCCCGTCCGAACGAATATCAACACGAGGAATTCCCAAACGCCATAATACATTAGCATCTGTGGATTGAACTTTAAACGTGAAACTACGTCCTCGTAACCTAGTCTGATATTGACTTGTATACTGATCTACAGGCACGTTGGATGTTTTTGTAATCGTATCTGTATTAGTTGTTTGCGCTGCCTGACCCGGAGCGTTTTTGGCATTTAAAATAAAATCTACTGTAGTGTTATTCACATTAGTATCTCTAAAATTAAGATCTGGTAGAACACGACTTACAAAAGAAAATTGATTACCGTCAGATATACCAAGGTCTCCAGATTCGATAAAAGAAGTCATCGCTGCACCATCTGCTTTTGCGCCAGTCTCATGGCTAAACAAATAGTTATCTGTTCCCGTAGCTACAGGCAATGCAGATATCCCACGATCTAGCCACGCTGTCCTGTCTAGCGTTCCAATAAACCATATGTCTTCCTGATAGTTGTATACGACATACCTGTCATTTTCGTCTGAACTTAACGATGGATAGAACCACCATACTTCAGAAAACGATATGTTTGCCCCCGCCATAACTTTGTCCGACTGAGCGGTGTTAAAATCATTGAAAACATGATCTCGTACTGTGCAAGGTATACGTTGAACAGCACCTGTATACCCGTAAAACTCCGCAGCGCCCATCCAGTATACAGCGTCATCCACAGCAACGGCAGCTCTTGGACTTGCGATGCTTATATTGCTAGAAATAAGATTGATACCAAACGTAAACGGGGGTCCGATAAACTGCATCGCGTAGATAGCTACATCTGTAAATACAAGTATTTGTTGCCTTGTTTCAACGGCTTGCATGATCTTTGAGCCAGAATCAATTCTTAAATCACCTGCTGTGTTTGTGTCTGTTGGAAACCAATCTATTGGATTTTCTTGGTCAGAAAACCTTATTAGCATGGGGTCTTGAACTCCGTCTCCCTTAGCAGTAGACGATGTTGCTCCTAACCCGTCTGCACCAAACACAATTACATGCCTGTCTCGATCAGATAAAAGGATCTGAGCCGCTTTTTGAGGTACAGAAGTTGGAGTGCCAGTAAGTGTAGAAAGCTCTACTCCACGAGTAGAAACGCCATTAGTTTTATCCCAATAAAACACTTGACCATTACGCTCATTAAAAATTAAATCTTCGCCGAAGTTATCATGTGACCATATACGGAGGTTTGTGGTAGTAGTTTGAGTTCCAGTTGCAACGCCTAACCCCCACCCGTTAAAATCATTTGCCGTATCAGCGTTCCCAAAAGCCAATCTTACTATAGAACCGTTTGCATGAGAAGTAGCTGTTGTTCCTAAATGTCCTCGTGTACAACTTGTCAGATTACTTGAGCTTATGCCACCAACAAGAACAAGCTCTGTGCCACCTATAAGCACTACGTCTGAGGCTACAATACCCGTGACAGAAGTCACCGTGATAGTTGTATCACTATCACTTAACGTACCACCCTCGTTTAAAGTTGTTTGTAAAGCGCCGTTGTTTGTACCACCAAACAAACCTGCGCCCCAACCAGTGCCGTCAACTGATGAATTGAGACCAGTTCCTACTTGATACGTGCCAACGACACTACTGCCACCGTTACCTGTATCACTACTATTTGCATTTACCGCTGTTGCGTTTAAACCGCCCGTTATTGTTATACTTTCAACCATGATTTACGTCAGCAACTGTGATGACGGGAGATCCGTTTGTTGCAGAAAAGGTTACATCTCCTGCAGAGGTGGTCTCTCTTATAGGAGTGATGTCTTTATAATCAGTACCTTGTTTTATGTAATACTTTTGTTCTGTGCCAACGCCTAAAAACTTTTCACCATTTAAAGCCACCCATTCGTGTAATCCACGACACAAGCCTAAAAAAGCCTTTGTAGAGTTCTTTTCCCAACCGTTTAACTTTTCTGGATAACCAAACCTAAATCGTATCTTATCGCAATCAACCCAACCATTCTCTTCAGAATATGGTGTAATCTCTTTGTTTATTCCGGGCTTAAAACGCAGATCAGTATAAGTCATGTCGTTGCCCCATAAATAGTTCCGTTATTGCTAAGTGTATATGAATTTCCGCTATCTTCTACCGCTTTGCCTGCTGCACCGCCAGAAGCTGTATAGCCCCCGTATGAGTTAGAACCACCTGCTGCACCCCAGCCACCGCCACCTGCACCTTGTTGAAAGTTGCCTTGTTGCCTACCTGCTGAACCTGCTACTCCACCTGCGCCACCTGCACCAAAGCTACTTCCATCTGCTGAACCCGGCAATATTCTACCACCACCTGAACCGCCAGTTCCATAATTATTACCACTACCAGTTTCATCTCTTATACCGCCAGATCCACCAGCTTCGCCTCCTGATCCAGCGCCACCGCCAAATCCATTACCAGCAGCCCCAGATGCGTTTAATATACCACCTGCACCACCAGTGGCATTACTAGCACTAGATTTACCACCTGCACCACCTCCAGCGCCACCGCCACCGCCAGCCTGAGAGAAAGAACCTCCACCTCCTCCACCACCTGCAATGTATGCACCTGAGTTATTAGTAATAGTAACGTTTGAAACACTGCTATTTATTTTAATAGCCATGCCACCTGCTGCACCATGACCATCTCTATCAGCGCCCCCAGCACCACCTTTTCCTATAATTTTACCATTGTTTACAATAGTGCAAGGTATGTCGATTGTGAGAGCCGCAATAGAGGTATCATCCGACCAAATCCACAAAGATGACGGAATAGTAAGTTGTCCTCCAGAACTAATATAAGTAGAAACTGTAATTTGTTGGTATTGACTTTGTCCGTTAATATTTGTGCCGCTACCGGGTATGGGTAAGTCAACGTTAGCCGTGGCTCCATACCATTCGGAAAAGCTCATAGCCGCACCTGAACTTTTTCCTATAAGACCTCGTATGTCACTGTCATTTATCGAAGCAAGCGAACCACTACTACCCCCTGCCTCCACATGGATCTCATTTAAACTAAGTGTACCGCTGCTTGGAAGCGCCATTAGATACTTCCATACGCTGTTACGTTACCAATGACAGTTAAATTACCAGACGTATCTAGTTTCATTTTTTTAGAACCTGCGTAATAAATAAATAAATTGTTAGATAAAACTTCAAAGGTCCAGTTGTTTGATCCTCCAGTAATTGAAATAGCATCATTTGCACTTATTGTTCCAGTTGCATGAATGTCGTTGTCTGTTGGTGTACCCGTATCCCCGACTCGCAATCCATTAAGAACATTAAGGCCAGAGGTCGTAACCCTTAATTCCTCAGTAGTCCCCGCTTTTATTTTAACAGTGCTTGCTGTCCCAATGTCAAAACTTCCTCGCGTTGTACCACCATCTTTAAGAACTATGTCTCCACCATCAGCGTCTAGATTAATGTCTCCAGATGCATCTACCGTAAAGTCGCCAGATTTCGTAACGTTCCCTGTTAATGCTGCCGCAGTAGTAGCAGAAGTTGCTGAAGTAGCAGAGGTTGCTGAAGTAGCGGACGTCGCTGTCGTAGCCGAAGTAGCATTACCAGATAAAGTAGCCGTAATAGTGCCCGCAGAAAAGTTTCCGCTTCCGTCTCTTGCGACTATAGCGCTTGCAGTATTGGCGTTAGTAGCTGTAGTAGCAGAGTTAGAGACCTTTGAACTTGTTGATATAGTAGCTAATTTTGTGTCGGCTATTGCCGCAGAAGCATTTATATCAGCGTTAACAATAGAACCTGCTACATAGGAACCTGCTTTCACCACAAGATCTTTAACGGCTGCTCCACTTCCTGCACCATCTGCAAGAACAACTGCACCCTCAGAAGCTGCTATCGTAACATTGCTACCAGAGCCTTGAGTTACTGAAACAGTTTGGTTTGTGCTGTTTAAGAACATATACACTCGTGCATGATCGTTCTGAGCAAGCGTCACTGTGCATGTCCCGCCGGGTGTGCCTGTGAACTCAATAGCCTTGTAGTGCCCGTTTTCGGCAGAAGATGGCTGATTGGATAAGGCTAATGTGTATGATGTACCTGTAAGGGCGATTTGAGCAAAGCCGTTTGCCGCTCGCTCGATAATTTCAAGGTTAGTGTTTGTGCTTGAACCCCATGTACCGGCCTCGTCACCTGTAGTAATTAACTTTACGCCGTTGATGTCTGTATATGTAGCCATGTGAAACCTATAATCTCGTTTGTTTTAGTATACGTTTTTTAGTCATTTTAAGCAACCTCAGTCCAGACCGGATTTTGTGACGGAGTAATGGTTGAGTAATTTGGTGTTTGTGAAGGCGTAATGTTTGAGTAGTTTGGAGTTTGATCTGGTATTATTAAGCCAAAAACTGTTGGATTTCCAAGTTCGAGCGTCATCTCCAACCCTGTCACCGGAAAACCGACAACCATAGTAACGTCTTGTCCTGTTAACGTAAAAGATCCTGCATCAAGACTTACACTTTTTGCAAAGTTTATATCCTGCCCTGTGAGTGTAAAAGATCCGTGGTCAAAGGACGATTTTATTCCAAAAGTGGCATCTTGTCCTGTAAGCGTAAACGTACCATGTGCCGCAAAAGGCACTGTGATGTTGAAGACGTTATCTATGCCTGTGAGTGTAAAAGATCCTGCATCTGCAGTAAGTTTTAAAGCTTTAGCAAAAGCTGCATCTTGTCCCGTTAGATCAAAAAGCAGAGTGCCAATTACTTCGGCGTCTTCTACAAAAAGATTAACGGTTTGTCCGGTGAGTGTAAAACTACCGTGATCTAACCCTACTTTTAAAAACTTGTTTAGATCTGCGCTCTGGCCCGTAAGTGTAAAACTTCCATGATTTAAGGAAGCAACAGTTATCTGTGCAAAAGATGACGCAAGGGGTGCGCCCGATAACGGGCCAGAACCTAACATTTAAAGTATCCTTTATTCAGCGGCAACCTCTACTGGCTCTTCCAACGATTGTGCAAGCATGTTTACAAATGCGTTTTTGCCCACGGTTAATTGATCCAGATTAAACTGCGTCGAGCCAATCTTTCTTTCCAAATCACTAATATGGTTGACCATAACCTTTTGTTGATCTGTAAGTTGATCTTCAGTGTAGTCAGTACCGTTTACCGTAATGGTTTGTGTTTTTTTCTCTACCATTTTGATTCCCTTTCTAAGTTACTTATTATCTGCAATAGCCTTATCTACTGCGCTCATATCTTCTGAAGTCCAGAAGTCCTTTGCTTTCATTAGTTCTAAATGCTCTACGTTACGAGCTTTGGTGGCAGTCCACTCGTCTGCTTCCATGTCCTCTGGCTTCCCTGCGGTTAATAGATCAACAGAGTGACCCATCGCAACATAGTGCGCTGCGATTTCTTCTTTGGTTGGTGTGTCGGTCATACTAGTTTCCTTCTAATGCTGCGACTTTGGTTTCGAGTGTTTCAATCCTAGTCATTGCCTCTTGCAATGCCTTGACTGCTTTCATGTAGAGGATGGAGTATTTTACAGCCTTGGTTGTTGTTCCTAAATCACTTACAATTCCATTTTCACTTGTTGTTATATCGTCTTGCTCCTCAACCAAACCGCCCATTCCAGACGCTTCTAAGTCTTGAGCAATAACACCAAGTCGATTAGCCGTATCTGAATTATCAGCTTTCATGCTGTACTTTTTAACTTTGACGGCTTTAATATCATCCCATTGAGAGGATGCGTCTGCTATGTTTTCTTTAAGTTTAATGTCAGAAAGTGACCCATAGCTGTTATTTACGTTCTGCAAGTTTCCATTAGTCTTAATCTGCAGCCTGCCTCCACCAGCATCTCCGCAAGCTAAAAAATATTGTGTTGCATTGTTCGGTCCTGTGTTAGAAAAGTATATAGAAAGACCATTTTGAGCACTTGACCCTGTATGTGTCATCTGAGAAATAACTTGAGAATTAGTTGGGGTAGTAAACTGCCAATAAGGGTGACTATTACCCCCAAAATAATAACCCCTAGGATTACCATCCCCATCACTTAGCACGATGTTGTTGCTTGAGGTGCGAATGTCTAGGCCGTGTTGGTTGCCGTTGTATCGTCCAATAATAATGTTCTTTTGGCCAGTGGTCACAAGCCCACCCGCATCTGAGCCTAAAAATGTGTTTCTAGTGCC